TTATGGGTATGGGAATCTGCCGATTACTCTAGAGAATATATGGTTATGGCAGACGTAGCTAGAGGAGATGGTAAAGACTTTTCTGCATTTCACGTGATTGATATTGCTACAAATTCTCAAATAGCAGAATATAGAGGCCAAATGACCCCAAAAGAATTTGGCTATATGTTAGTTGCTATTGCTACAGAATATAATAATGCTTTATTAGTTGTAGAAAATGCTGCTATAGGATGGGCTACTTTGGATGCTATTTTAGAAAGAGGTTATAGAAATTTATATTATTCTCCTAAATCTGATCAACTTACCGCAGAATCATATTTAAAAGTTTACGAAGGAGATTCAAGTATGACTCCTGGTTTTACTATGTCATTAAGAACTCGCCCTCTTGTAGTAAATAAAATGAGAGAATATATTGGAGACAAAAGTGTCACAATACAATCTAAACGTTTACTTGAAGAAATGAGAGTATTTATTTGGAAAAATGGCAGACCTGAAGCACAACCTGGGTATAACGATGACTTAGTAATGTCATTTGCTATAGGAATGTATTTACGCGATACTTCATTAAAATTTCAACAACAAAGTTTAGATATGACTCGAGCAGCTCTTGGAAGTATAACAAAAAATACAATAGCTGGGGCATATAATTCAAATGGGATAGAAAATCCATATATGATGGATACAAAATATGGACAAGAGAGCATTAATTGGCTCCTATAATATTTATAATAAATATACAAAATGGCAGATACTAGTTTATTTACCCGATTAAAACGTCTATTTTCAACTGATGTTATTATTCGCAACCAAGGAGGAAATCAATTAAAAGTAATTGATGTTGACTCTATCCAAACAACAGGAGATGTAGCAACAAATTCTATAATGGATAGATATAATCGTCTATACTCCCCATCCTCAACCTCTTTATTTGGACAACAATTAAATATAAACTACCAATATCTTCGTACCATGATCTACTCAGATTATGATACTATGGATTACGATGCTATTGTTTCTTCTGCTTTAGATATTATATCTGATGAATGTACTTTAAAAAATGATATGGGAGAAGTACTCCAAATCAGAAGTTCAAATGAAGATATCCAAAAAATATTATATAATTTATTTTATGATGTATTAAATATTGAGTTTAATTTGTGGTCTTGGATTCGCCAAATGAATAAATACGGCGATTTTTTCTTAAAACTCGAAATAGCAGAAAAATTTGGGGTATATAATATTATTCCTTATACAGCTTATCATATTCAAAGACAAGAAAATTATGACCCTGAACACCCAAATGCTGTAAGATTCAAATACTCTCCCGAAGGATTTTATTCAGGTGGATCAGGGTATTATGGTGTACCTAATACATTTGAAAAAGAGCAAAACGCTATTTATTTTGATAACTATGAAATGGCTCATTTTAGATTAATAACAGATGTTAATTATCTTCCTTATGGTCGTTCATATTTAGAGCCTGCTCGTAAGCTATTTAAACAATACATTCTAATGGAAGATGCAATGTTAATCAATAGAATATCTCGTAGCCCAGATAGAAGAATATTTTATATTAATGTTGGTTCTATTCCTCCTGCTGAAGTAGAAAATTTTATGCAAAAAACTATTTCAACATTAAAACGTACCCCATTAATTGATCACGAAACAGGTCAATACAATCTAAAATATAATATGCAAAATTTACTAGAGGATTTTTATATTCCTGTAAGAGGCAATGACACTGTAACTAAAATTGACACGGCTCAAGGTCTACAATTTGATGGTATTACAGATGTAACGTATTTAAGAGATAAATTATTTGCTGCCCTTAAGGTGCCTAAAGCCTTTATGGGATACGAAAAAGATTTAACAGGTAAAGCAACATTAGCAGCAGAAGATATTAGATTTGCTCGCACAATTGATAGAATCCAGCGTATTATATTGTCTGAATTATATAAAATAGCATTAGTACACTTATATTCTCAAGGATATAATAGTGATGAGTTAACAAATTTCGAGTTAGATTTAACAACACCATCTATTATATATGATCAAGAAAAAATAGCATTATTAACCCAAAAAGTAGATTTAGCTCAAAAGATTATGGAAACTAAGTTACTACCTACTGACTGGATTTATGATAATATATTCCACTTGAGCGAAGATCAATATGAAGAATATAGAGATTTAATTATTGAAGACCAAAAACGTGCTTTTAGAAATAAACAAGTATCTGAAGAAGGAAATGACCCTAAAATAACAGGAAAATCATACGGAACCCCCCACGATCTAGCATCATTATATGGAAGAAGCAGATACGAGGATAATTCAGTACCTGATGGATATGATGAAAAAGTACCATTAGGTCGTCCTGAAGAAAAATCTACAGATAGAAATTCTCAAGAAAGTCCATTCGGAAAAGACAGATTAGGTAATAGAGGTGCAAAATTTGACGATAATGAATCTGATAGTATTCGTCCTCAATACAAAGGTGGATCTCCATTAGCACTAGAAGCAAAACAAGTATATCTTAAAAATAAAAGTTTAATAGAAAGCTTAGTAAAATCTCCAAGTTTAGTTAAAAAAGATGAAGAAATTTCATTTTTAGACGAAAATAACATAATGGAATAAATATTTTGATATATTTATAACAAAAAGCCTAGGCTAATGAATATAAAACATTCAAAAGTAAAAAATACAGGAATTTTATTTGAACTTTTAGTTCGACAAATTACCTCAGATACATTATCTGGAAAAGAATCGAAGGCAATTAATATTTTAAAAAAATATTTTGTTAAAAGTGAATTAGGGAAAGAATATAAATTATATGAAACCCTATCTAAACACAGGAACTTAACAGAAGGTAAGGCTGAAATAATTATTAATTCTGTTATAGAAACTTCTAAAGGTTTAAACCGAGGAGCAATCAAAAGACAAAAATATAATTTAATTAAGGAAATTTCTACTCACTACAACATTGAGGATTTTTTTAAAACCAAATTACCCAACTATAAACTACATGCCTCTCTCTATACTCTATTAGAATTGTACAACACTAATATAAACAATCCAGACCAACTTATTGAAAATAAAATTAATATTTTAGAATCATTAACATCTAAATCTATTGATAAACAAAAAATTAAAGAGGATGTTCTTATAGAATTTCAATCATACGATAAAGATCTTCGTATTTTAGCATATAGAGTTCTTTTAGAAAAATTTAATGAAAAATATTCATCATTAAATGGAGATCAAAAAACAATATTAAAAGAATTTGTTAATTCTGTAGATTCAACTCCAAAACTAAGAGATTTTTATAATACTAAAATTGAAGAACTTAAAACAAAATTAACTACTTTATCCCCCAAAATTGCAGATAAAGCGGTTCAAATTAAATTAGACGAAGTAATTAAATTATTAACCCCATTATCTAAATCATATAAAGTTAATGACGATAATTTAATTAATTTATTACAATACTATGAACTTTTAAACGAAATTAAAAACATTCATGGGAAAGTATAAATATAAATTAAAAGAAACAAACACTATATCTAGTACTTCCGGTTTTACATCCGGAACTACAGGTGAAAATACTGCTACCCCTAGAGCTTTTAAAAAATCCACAAAAGGAAATTACGGAGCATACACTCAAGTAGGATATAAACCCGTTAAAGAAGGTCCTGGAGCCAATATGAGCCCTGGCCCTAAAGCTGGTTCTGAAGGAGTAACAGACAATACCTATGTAAAAACATTTAAATATAAACTAGTAAACAAACCAGCTTTAAATAAAGCAGCTAAAGGCATTGAAGTTAAACAATTGTGGGAAACTATAAAAGTAGAAGATTATTTAAATGCTTTGAACGTATCCGACCCTGAAAGAAAAAAATTTTTATCTCAACGTTTAGAAGGATTTAATATTTTAGAAAAAAAATTAAACCAATTAATTCCATTACTACAACAAGCAAGAAATAAAACTTTAGATTATTATAAAAATAATCCTAAATCATATTCTGTTATCTATTCAACAGACGCAACAAACGAGTTATTAGACGACATTATTAATTCATTCACCCCCAACGACAACACAAAACAACAATAACATGGCAAATATACCCGTAAATTTTGGAGGAGTAATATTAACAGCAGGACAATCCACTACTGGCTCATTTGCTGGTATTCAAAGTTTAGGAACCGGTTCAATTAATTCTCCTACTGGTTCTTTAATTACATCATTTAAATATGGAGCTGGATTGAATAATAGTGGGATGGTTATTGAAGAAACAGGTCCTTCATTTACTCTCCCCGCAGGAGAAACAATTAATTTATTTATAACTTCTTGTAGTTTAGGAGCATTAAGCGCACCCGTAATTTTATACACATAATATTTATAATCATGAAAACATTACAAAATCAATATATCGAAATTACAGAGGGTAAAGGAAATAAAGATCATTTTCTAAAACAAGCTCGCCATTTATTCCCTGAGCTCCTTACTATAAATAGTACCTTTAACGATACTGTTAAAATATTAAAGGGTAAAAATATTCTGACCGAAGCAGTAGGCGGTATTGCAACACAAAACCCAAACAAACCAGATTGGTTTAAAATTTTTAACACAAACATAAAAGAAGCTGTGGGTGTTAAAGATAAACAAGAATATGGTGATCAAAATACATTTGAAAAGATAGATAAAGACGTAGCTAAAGATTTAGAAAGCAACTTTGATAATAGCAATCCTAAAAATATAGATAATGTTTATAGTCAATCATTTTTGATAGGATATTTAGCTGAAATGGATGATCCTAAAAATACTACTAAAACTGTAGATGAATTGAAAAAAATTGTAGCTAAAAACATAACTCAAGATATTAATTATTATTCTAAAAACGGAATGTTTAGTATTAAAGGTATTGGTTTAGAAACAGCTAAAGAACCCAAAGCACCAACCGGCAAATACAAGTCAAGTGGATATGGTAATTTAAAAGAAAATAAACTCCGCACGGAGTAGAAATATAATATGAGACAAGTACTCATAGAAACCATCCCATTCAACATATCTCCTGTTCAACTAACAGAAGGCATAAGAGCTCCATCAGGCAATCCAATGGTTAAAGGTGTATTAGCTACAGCTGAAGTAAAAAACGGAAACGGAAGATACTACTCTAAAGATTTATGGAAACGCGAAATAGA